TCGATCGATAGAGTTAGACAAGTTTTGTCCGTTGTTTTGTAAACTAGCCATAACGCTGGCTCTGTTTAAATCCCTCATGTAGTTATCGGCATTAGGTATGATGGTGTCAGAACTTTTAACGTAGTCTAACACGTTACGCCCTGAGTATCTAGTCATTGTTCCATCCGCTGAAAGTTTGATCTCGTCTCGACCTCCATCGTTTACAAGTGCCATACCATCCTTACCTTGTCCTTTGCGCTTACCATCTTTAAATCTTGGTATAGGTGTTGCTGCTACTACTGCAAGTTGTGCCGCTCCTATTGCAGCCGCTAAAGCAATTAATATAGGATTTGCACCAGCCTTAACAATGTTTACAGCCGTTTGAACTCCTATTTCTACAACTGCCATCGCTTTGTTAAATATAGCTTGCTTGCGTTGTTCTTCTCTCTTTTTCTTTTCTAACTGTGCGTTTTTTGCATCTCTTTCAGCTTCTATTGCATCCCTTTGTTGTTCTGTTAGGTTTTCGTTGTCAAGTATGTTAGCGTACTTATCGTTGTTCCTTTGTATCTCATCGTCTACACGCTGTATTCTGGCATCATATAAGGCTGATCCTAAATTACCTAATTCTTGTACGAACGCTCTAATTTTTTTAAACTCTTCGCTGTTTACATATCTTATATCCTCACTAGCTTCTTTTGCATTATCTACTTTTTTATTAGAAAACTTAGCCCTTATCGCTGCCAATTTCTTTTCTAATTCTATTTGCTCGCTTACGGTTAAATCTTCGTTTGATAAAAGCTTTTCTAGGTTTAAAATTTCCATCTCAAGAGTGCGCAAAGCATAATCTTTTTTAAGTTGGAAGAGCCTTTCTTCATGCTCTTTTTGTGAGATTTCTTTATCTAGTAGTAATTGATTAAGGCTTTCTAATTCATTGTTAAAAGATGTTTCTAAAACCCCTTCCCTATTTTTTATTAACTCTTCAATTGTAAGCTCTTCAGGTTTTAAAAGTTGTATTCTATCGTTTAAAAAACTTGCTTCTAACGTTGCTTTTTCATCTTCATATTTTGCATCTATTAAAGCTTTCTTTGCTGTTGAAATTCCTTTCTCGTTTATTTCATTATCATAATTTAATTTTGCAAGCTCCTGCTCTTTAGCATAACGGTAAGATAGTTGTGTTAATCTGTCGTCATCGTTGCGCTTTTCATCTTCAAAGATATTATCTGAAAGCTCAATTTCTTGTTCTAATAAGTATTTTTTTAACTCAAAGGTATCTTTTAAGCCTTGCTGTCTTATCTTTTCTTCTGCAGCAATTTCTTCTGCTGTTAATACTCCACCATCACCACCGCTAATTAAAGGAATGTTTTTATCAACCTCTATATCCTTTAACTGAAACTCAGCAATCTGAGAAACTAACCCATTATAAAAAGCAACCTCTTTGTTTACTTTTTCCAATTCTTTGTTATATCCATTTAATTCAAAAGTTGCTGATGCGGCACTTGTTATTGCCATAAAATTATCCACTGTACCTATAGAGCTTGAGTCTGCTTGATCTTGGAAACCATCGCGTCTTTTTTTTGTTTCCTCTATTTTAGTCTGTAAATTAAGTTGCTTAGATAATTCAACATTAAATGATTTGGTTGCTCTTAATCTTTTTGCTTCAACCTCTAAAGTAACGCGCTCTTTTACAAAATTCTTTTTAAAAGACTCGCTTCCGTTTGGGCTTATTTTATCTACTCTTTCGGTCACTTCTTTTTGATAGCCTTCAGTAAATTTTTTACCTAATTCTTGACCAGATTTAAATCTAGAATCTAAAACCTTTTTTTCATTTCCGCCTGCAAAAAAATCTAAAATATTTGTACTTGTTTCTAAAGCCGATTTTAAGAACCTAGACATTGCTCCATCTCCTTTGTCAATACGCAACACCAAAGCATCAAAAGAATCTCCTAAATCACCTATTATAGAGCTAAGACTTTCCGCTGCTTTGTCTGCTTCTAGTTTTAAAGCGGTGTTAGTTTCATACTCCGTGCTTGCTTGCGATAGTGAATCAGCTAATACATCGTAGTTTTTAGATAATACACCTATAACCGCTTCAGTTCTTTTTTCATCTAAATTTAAATCCCTTAATGTTATAGATAAATTTTCTCCCTCGTCCGCTGTTCTTGCCAATCCTTTTATAAATGTTTGAAAAGTAGCGACAGAATCCCTACTGAATTGCTCTCTAAATTCCGAAGCTGTCTGACCTGTTATCTTTAAAATTCTAGCAAGGTTTTTGCCTGTTGCCGCACCATCGTTTAACACTTTAAAAGTACTTTGTAAGGCACTCCTAGATTGTTCTGCTTCTGCTCCTAATGCGCTCGTGGCAGCTCCTAAACCTAAAACACCTTGTGCAGTTGCATCATATATGGCTAAGGCTTTTTGTATTTCAGTAGAATTTTTTAATATTTGATTTTCAGTAGTTGCGAAATTGTTACCTAATTGCGTAATCACAGAACCCAACCTATCAGCATTCTCTACCGTATCGGTAGATACCTCTATAAATTTAGCGAAATTTCTAACACTTTCATCACCTATAATGTCAGAGGTTAAGCCTAATTGTTGGACAACTTTTGAAAATTTTAATATGTTATCACGTCCTTTTATACCTAACTGACCCGCAACTTCAGACGCTTTTAAAAGCCCTTGTATTGAAATACCTTTTAGCTCGACACCTAAAGATACTACATCTTCTTTAAATAGGTTTATTTCGGAATCGGTCATGTTAGTGGTTTTCTGTACCGCTATTAACTGTCGGTCAAATTCAACCACTGTATTAAAGGCTTCGCGCATTACCTGAACGAATAAAAACGCTCCGCCCATTAATCCCATTGCGGAACTTAACGATTTTACAGCGGTTGCAGCTGATCCCATTGCTCGCGGATAGTTACCAACGTTTCTTTGAAACCTACCTACTGAGGCGTCAGCTCCTAAAACAGCTTTTTGATATCTTAAAAAGTCTCTAGTAGATTGTTTTAATTCTTTTTGCTCTACGTCTGAAAGTCTTTTTCCTTGTAGTTTTTTTGCGTTTAAATCTTGCACAACCTTACTGGATGCGTTCATTTTAGCAGTCAACTTGTTGTATTCCCGACCTAATTTAGCGGACATTTCCGCTGCCTTTTGAGTCTTTCTTACTTCATCAGCCTTTTCCTTGGCCAGTTTCTTAGTTGCTTGCGCTGCTTTTTGCAAGTTCCTTAAATTGTCTTTCTCTTCTTTATTTCTTTGAGTCCTTAAACGCTCTCTTAAATCGCTTTCTTTTTTAATTTGTGACTCCCTTGCTTTTGATGCTTTTGCTTCATTAGCTGATAAAGCTTTGTTTGTTTTATCTAATTTTCTAGCGGATTTCTCAATTTCTGTTAAACCTTGCTTAGCAGCCTTTGCAGTACCTTGCTTTGGTAGTCCAAAAGGATTACCTCCACTTTGCTTAGTTAACGCATAAAGTTCGTTAAAGGTCTTAATTAGTCCCTCTAACTCAATCTTAAGCTTTCCTACTTCGTCAAAGGCTTTTTTGCCTACAACTACATCAATTTTATCGTTTGCCATTGCTTTCTTTTGTTGCGTGTTTACTTAAAATTACAAATTCCTTAACGCTCGTCTCTTTAGGATCGAGTTTATATTTTGCATCTGTTATCTTACCTATAAGGTAAATTTGCTCGTAGATGTCTTGTGTTTCGTCGTTACTTGGTGTTAACTGTTTTAATTCTAATTCCTTTAGACTTATTTTAGTCTTCATCGACTGTATTTGCCTGTTAATTCTGTCTAATTCCTCAACCGTTCTACCTTTTAAAAGTACATTATCACTTTTAAGGTTATCTATAATTTCTTTTTCTACCTCTTTACTAACTTCTGAATGAAAATATATCTTACATCCTATAGTAACTCTTTGAAGTCTTAGGCTCAACTTGCCTATTTCAAGCCTTAAACGCCATAAGATCATATCATTTGCGCTATTGGTAAGCTCTTGATACTCTTCTATTATATTATCCCATGTTTCGTTTAAATCTGGTACATTTTCAGCGTGCTTATCTTTGAGTAAGTAGGTCAAATCTTGCGTCTCCATTACTTTGTAAAAAGACCAAATACTTAAAGTCTCACAGTCTGTGTTTGCTATTTTAGAGAGTTCATAACCCATTTTCTTATCCTTGGTAGTATCCATTCGTAATTTACTTTATGTGCATTTTCTTTGGTTAATCCTATCATTTTTAAAGCCTCTACTGGGTTCTTATCAAAAAAAGGATGGCTTGGATCGCGTGTAAAAAAATCAATGCTGTTATTCTCAAATACTGCGTCTATTGATCTAAATAAATTACCGCTTGCATATAGATTAAAAGGGCTTCCAGTGTTCTTTGGATAACCTTTACCACTCATTCCAGCTGTTAAACCTTGTGTAATGGGCGAATAAGTACCTATAACATCCCCATAAGTATCTTTTCCATGAAATAATTGATCTTCGGTGTTTAATTCAACAATCGCTTTGCCTAATTCGCTAACTATTTTATCAATTTGATCAGGTAAATAGGTGTGAATAAAGCTTATTTTATCGTAATATTCTCTTATCGTACCCATTTTTGTATTAAAAAACCCTACCTAACATTAATTAGATAGGGTCATGATTATAGATTAAATTCTATTATGCTACAACTACTACAGTAGCTTTATTTGACTTAAACAAAACACCTTCAGTGTCTTCAAAAACCCCAGTGATTTGTGCGCTTACACTTTGACCAGCTGTTACAGCTCCTAAAGTAATTTCTAATCCTCCTGTAGCGTTTACCGTTACGGCTGTAGCTGTTGGCCCACCTATTGTAAAGTCAGCTAAATCTAGCTCAGTAGAAGTTAACGTTCCGTCGTATTTGCTCACAATCTTACCGATAACAGTAGTTGCTCCATCTGCTGGTGCTACTAAAGAAATCTGTAATTGATTTACACCATTTAGCTCAAGTAAACTAAAATCGATTTCGTCTGAGTTGATAAAAGTCTTACCGTTATCCATTTGCTCACGATTTGTAAACTGAAATTCAACACCTGTTTTTGTGGTAGTTGCTCCACTTGCAAAGTCAATCATCATTGCGTTAACCATACCAGCGGAAAAGCCTGTGCGCTTTCCTGACTTAGAGGTTGCAAATAGTGCGTTACCTGAGCTGTCTATTAAAACTACATCGTAAGCATTTTGACTGTTAAGACTGGATAATGCGGTGTCGAATAAAAGACCGTTTACATATTTGAACATAAAACCATAAAGACCTTTAGTCGCCACGGCAGTAACACCACCTGAACTCGTTTCTTTTTGATCATCTGCATTTTGTATTTCTACGCTAAAAGGATTACTCGCCACCTTTAGTTTCCCAGCTACTTGTAAAGCTCTTAAGCTTGCTAAAGTAAAATCTGATGGTAATTCTGTACCGCGATTTAAAAACAACGTAGCACCTCCCGCCATGTCGTTAAAATTAAACTTGCAGTGTGCAAGACCTAAGCCTTGAGCGTCTGAAACACCACAATTTAAAAGGTTTGAAATTACTGATAAATTTGCCATTATTTAATTATTTTATTTGATTTGTAAAATTGAACACCATTCGCTTCTAAGCCAATCTTTTGACCTATTTTAAATCCAAATCCCTCACGTATTACCGTGTACAAACTTGTTTTTACTTTTGGTGTTGCTACCTCTGTAGACTCTTCGACTATCTTACTAGCCTGTTTTTTTCTTGCCATCTTTTTAATTTTAGCAGTTATTCATAAAAGTTGCATCTATTGAGACCCTAACAGCATCCCATAAATCAACTACCTCATCATTCGGTGATGTTATAGCATAGTTAGGAAAATCTTCAAACGTAAACTCGCTTTTGTTTATAGTTATGTTCCTACTCTTATTAAGAGCTTGCAAGAACACTTCCATAAAAGGATAAAGTACAGGTTTAAAAGTGCTTTCCAATCTGTCGGGATTCATTAAATCGGTTTCGTTCTTTGTGAAATTAATAGCGAGAATAAAGTCGCACGTTTGCGATATTTCATTTACTCTATTAGTTTTCTCACTTGGAATTTGCCAAATTAAAGGATAGGATTTATTTTTGTAAATAGTTAGATATTTGTTAAGCTCGTTTTTGTCTCCCCAACCGTAAACAGGTTTCTGATTTCTATTATCAAATAGATTTACAGCCACCATTTTGGCTACTTCGACTTTAATTATGTCTTCAACAATTATCATATGCCCATCTTATTTTCATCTTGATAGATCAACTTGTTTATATCTGTGTATGTACCTACATTTGTTTGCTCGTAGTGGTCGATATACGTTAGTAAGTCAACGTAAGCCCCTGAGTTATTACTTCTAAAATAATCTGTAATAGTTCCGTAGGATGTATGAAACACCCTTGGAAAATTAATATTATATTCATTGTAAAATTCAACGTCTCCCTGATATTGATCAATAAATAAATTCCATTGATCAACGTATAAAGGAGTTACATTTACTAACTCGCTTGCTTCCGTTTTAAGCTTGCTAACACCTCTTATAAGATAGGAATACAAGTCGTCGGATAGATACTGACAGAAAATGTACTTAACGATTAAGCCTTGTGCATCTGCTAATCCTTTCCACTCTTTTTCCTTACCTTCATAGGTGTATATCTCACCATTTACTAGCTTTTGTAACCATACTGGCGCACCTTCGTCAAGCACGCCATCTGTATAGTTAGCCACAATTGTAGCCCATAAACTAGGCTTTAAAGCGTTAGTAATCAGCACACGCTCATGATAAGAAATAACATCGTCCAACGTCGATTCTGTTTGTATTACGTTTGGATTACGAGTCGTTATATTATTATCTGGGATTTTATTAACCCCTCTTTTAAAGAATGTGCTGTTTACTATCATTGCTTTTTCTTTGTAGTTTTCTTAACTTTTGGATGTTGCGCAATACCTCTTTTGATTAAATTTGCTGCGGTAGTTTTATTTCCTACTTTAACTATTTGATCTTTTTTAAATATTGAAAAATCATCTTTAAATTGAATTAACATTATGCAGGGTCAGATTCTAGAATTGCTAAAGCCGCATCAACATCTAGAACTTTTCTAAATCCTGTTTGGTCTACAGTTCTGATAAGCATTAACAAACGCTTACGAGCTTTAATAGTTAACTCATCTTCGTTAAATTGAGTTCCAACTAGACCCCTAGAAATTACTACACCAGCTTTCTCATATATACGGGCATATCTTCTGTCTCCGATTACTATACCGTTGTCAGGCATATTCTCATCAACTAAAACTAACAAGCCTCCTACACTACCAGTGTTTTCATCAAAGATATAGTTGTTGTTTGCGTCTTTCGCAAGAACTAAATCTTCCATAGTAGAAGAACTTACAACAATAACATCAGGTCTGTATTTTGATCCTCTAGTCCTTGTTATGTCGTTCTTAACTTTGATTGCTAAATCCTTTAGATTTGCAGCAGGAATTGAACTTGCAACTGCTGTATAAGCTGGAACGCTTACTGTTAATCCTTTTAGATTTTGACCTGTGTTATCACCATTAATCAACTGACTATCGATAATTGTTTCAACGTTTACATTCAAAAACATATCTAGTTCAGCAGCAGCCTGTGCCTCATCTTCAAAGAACTCTTCCGTTACTGGCAAAGTATCTCCAACTTTTCTAAGCGGTAAAGAATACCATTCCCACTTTGCAGTAGACTCAGGAAAAACAGCACCTTCAGCGACCATTGCGGCACTTCTAACAGTAGTTGCAGCGTCCCAATCTCTGTAACGAACAACACCGCCAGTATTAGAGTCGGAAACGGTTATTTTAGGTAACGCGTTATAAAGTGATCTTTCTTTAACTCCTAGTTGTCCGATGTCTGGTAAGAAAAATCCTTGAGCGTTGTTTGCTACTGAGGCACGACTTGTAAGGGCTTTAATCTCTACTTCTCCCGCTTGACCTTTAGCTATTTCTTTAATTTGCTCTCTTTTCTCTACTAATTCCTTAGCAATAGAAAGAGAAGGTGTGTTACCTTGTGATTTCATTTCTTGTATTACTTCACCTTGATTAGCTAATGCGTCTTCTAACGCCTTAACTGTTTTTTTGTCTACCAATCCTTCGAGCTTGGTAGCTTGCTCTGTTTTAAAGGTTTCAAAAGCATCTTCAATGGTTTTTACTTCGTCCTTTGTTGCTGCTAGACCTAAGTCTTTTTGGAACTGCTCAACGGATTTATTTACGCTTTCTGCGATTTCCTGTGGTGTCATTTCTGCCATCATTTAAAATTTAAAAAATTATACATTTCATTTATTGCAGTGATATTATCGGCTGCCCCTTTAATCGCAAGAGTGTCATTAGACGGCTCTAGTTTATTTTCTAGCGTTCCAGTTGCGTTGTTTGATCCAAACACAACTAAACTACTTTCTTTTACATTCTTTGCTTCTTGAACTATAAAGAAATAATTAATCTCTTCAAACTCATCTTTGTTTGCTATTTCTTTAATGTAAGTGTCAAAATTTAATTTCTCTAGCTTATCGTTAACGTTATCGCTATTTAAAGCAAGCTCTATCTTGACGTATTGCATCCTTACGCTTGCCTCTATCTCATCACCACTATTAAGCCATTCTTTAGCCGCTTCATTAATTACCTTGTCTTTAGGTATTTTATAGATTAAAGCTTGTGTGTCTCCTTCATAATCTTTACCTATTGATCTGAAAGGTATTTCCGCAACGATCATTTCTACATATTCCTTTCTTGTAATTACCTTATCAATTTCTAGTTTGTGATCTGCTACTAGATAGTTCTTTCCTTGCTGCTCTTGTACTGTTTTACTCCAAATGCCGTTTAAATGTACGTCCATATGACTATCTAATACCTTAGTAGTGTTTACTACTATATAGTAGAAGTCATCATTTAACTCAATGTTTTTTAACGTCTCTAAGTGCTTAGTTACATTTATTAATTTAGTTTTAACGCTTGCGCCCTTATCACAAGATTTAAGAGTGTTAGCCATTTTAAAAGATAATATTTCTTCTTTGTTGTCCTTTAGAGCTTTAAACAAATCAATCTTATTATCAAACGTTTTATTTAGTTCTTTACAATTAAACATTTTCTTTCCCTTTTAAAACATCAACACTTAGTTCTTCACTACCTTTTTTAACTGCTAGCTTTTCTTTAAGTGCTTTGATTTCTTCCTTTGTTAGTTTCTTATTCATTTTCCATTAAATTTATGCCTAAGCCCTCAAATAAA